GAACCACGCCGAAGAGCTTCGCCGGCAGCAACTCCTTGCGCACGCCGTACCGATAGTTGAGCGCGCCCATCGCACCCCAGCACAGATACATCGTGGAGAACACGTGGGTGGAGGCCCAGTCCAGGATCTGCTTGAATTCGTCCCAATAGTCAACCTGGTCGAAGTCGAGGTGCTCGACGGGAGCGCCCGTCACCACGAGGCCGTCGTAATAATTGTCCTTGAAAGCGTCGAGCGTCTCGTAGAACTTCACCAGATGGTCGGCGCTCACGTGCGTGGCCTCGTGGGTGGAGGTCTTCATGAAGTCGACCTCGACCTGCAGCGGACTCTTGGAGATCAGACGCAGCAGCTGCGTTTCGGTCTCGATCTTCTTCGGCATGAGGTTCAGGATCACCAGCTTGAGCGGACGCACGCGCTGGCGCTCCGCTTCGGGCTTTTCGAGCGCGAAGATGCGCTCGGAGTCGAGAATGTCTCTGGCCGGAAGGCCGCTGGGAATCTTGATAGGCATGTTTCCTATTATGGTGCGGACCCGGATATGGCGTATTCGGCGGTTTTCATCGACGGTCCGCAGCGTTATACGAAAAACGGATAACGCGTTATCGGATATGCGATTTCACTAGCAACGCAATATGCGACACGCCGATTTGACTTATTAGCCAACATCCGTAAAGTAGTTAGAGCTGCCTCAATGAAGGCAAGCCGACGCGGGGTGGAGCAGCTCGGTAGCTCGCTGGGCTCATAACCCAGAGGTCCATGGTTCAAATCCATGCCCCGCTACCAATGCCTCAGGTTTCACATTGAAGAAACCTGAGGCTTTTTCTATATCCACCAGATTCCACAATGTCTTACCCGTGAATTTCTGGGACATACTCGACGTGGCTATCCCTAGAACCTTGGCTAAATCCTTCTGATTCACGCCGCGAAGAGCCATCGCAACCCGAATATTGCGCGTGACAATCGCCTGTAAATCATCTGCCTTGCCCGCTGCCGGCTCAGCCGCTCGCGGGGCTTCCATAACTGCTGTCATGCGAACAAGATTAGCATAAAGCGAATTTTCTACACTGACGACACGCAGAATTCTTGTTTAACGCACCACGCCGTGCTATAAAAGCTGCCATGAATGAATCTAGTTCGTTTCAGACGAATTTAGCTCGGAGAGTCCGAGCGACACTAGCCGCACAAGGACATACCCAAAAGGATGCCGCCGATATGCTCGGTATCTCTGAATCCACCTTGTCGAACAAGCTGACCGGCAAGATTCGTTTCAACGATGCAGAAATCTTCAGCCTTTCCCATTGGCTCGGCGTCCCCAGCGACGCCCTTCTGGGTCTCAAGCCCTTGGAGGTGGCGTGATGGGTTTTGATTTTTGGTTTTCGGTTTTCGCCCTCGTTGTTTCCATCATCGCCTTCATCTTTACGGAACCGAGGTGATCACATGGGGTCTGGCGCGTTTCTTGCATCTTCAGGATTGCGGTGGAACTTGCGATGTGCATGCCGTTCTCGGATTCTCCCGGCGATTCGGTGGCAAACTTTCCAATCCTTGTCTTCCCACCATGCGTCCTTCATCTCGGCAATCGGGATTGTCAGGTATCCACAGCGTCTCAGTCGTGTAGGTGTTTTGGTCCAGTGGATGCAGATTGCCGCGTCACTGGGCAATTCATCCGTGCCTTCTGGTGGCCAGATGGCGATTTTCACGTCATCGTTGGCGGTTTCGACGCGCGGTATCATCGTGCGTTCGCCGATTTTCCATCGGCCGTCTTTGAGCTTTTCCCATGCATACGCGCGAACGATGCAGTCGTGTCCGAAGACTCGCACATCGAAGGCGTCACCATCTCCATCATTGGAGAGCATGCCCATTCTGACCGGCATTCGTCCCCTTTCGTCAGACAGTGGCGGGACTATGCCGGGCAAGTCGCTGACGATGCTCATATGCATCCACGACGCTTCCGGCTCGTGCCTCCATGTTCTGACAAAGGCCGCAACTGATACCAGCAGTGAGATTGCCGCAATTATCACGGACGGCATGAGCCACTGTCCCATTGATTCTTCCTTCCTCCGTCATCTGCGACGGTTGGTTTTTTGTGCGATTACAAGCCTATCGCTGCGGAGGAAGGAGCCTAACCGTCCATCCATGACTCAAGGAGCAGTGAAATGAGTGTTTTCAATCCGGAATGCACCAGCAATTACTTCCAGGTGCTGGACATCGACCCGTCGGAATGCACCGGCGGCAATCCCTACGGCTTCGCCTGCCGCATCAAGGTGGGCGAACGATCGTTCGATTTCGATGGCTTGGACATGGGCGACCTTCAGGCGATGAAGGGCGCGATCAACAAGGCGATGACGCACGCGAGGCGTGCCCGTCGTGAATGGGAAGGAGCCCAGGAATGAGCGTCACAGTCAAGCGAGTGGATGGCAAGCAGCATTGCTTCTTCGAGCTGATCGTTGAGACGGAAGAAGGCATCACCGTGCGCGTTCCGTTCAACGGTTACGAGCTTGACGATCTTGAGAAACAGATCACCCGATGCTTCAACGAGGATTGACCGTGAAACGTTTCATCAAGACCGTCCTGTTGCTGCTGGCAAGCCCGTTCGTGGTCCTCATGCTCGGGATTGTCCTCGCCATTGTCCGGTGTGGTGATTTCCTCACGGACGACTGACAAAACTTAACGGCATATGGGGCGTACGGCGTACCCCTGCCACCGCTGAGCCGGGTTAGCGACCGGTAACGCCAGGCGCGTGGCTATCGCGCCATTTGCGAGACGAAATTTAGCTCCCGACCCTCTCAGGCCGTCGATTAAGGCGGAATCGGGCGACCATAGACGGCTTCGGCCGTGGCCTGATTGGGGACCATTCCCGGCGGCTTCGGCCGCTCTTGTTATCGACGGCGCGGCTCCGACCGAAACGTTCTGCAAGGCCTTTGGAATCTGTTGACGGCCCGGCCGGGGAATCTCGGCCGAGCGTTTTTCATCAGCAGATTCTAGGTCTTGACCTCTCAAGCGCTCACCAACCGAAAGCTACAGGAAGGATTGAAATTGAGCAAGGCAACATTCCCCGACAAACTGAGGACGCAGATGAGGATGACACTCCCGATGATCGACAAGAACATCAGGTGCAGGGCGAACACCTCACGACAGTCGCTGATGAAGGCGTCCGGATTGAACGACAACCAGCTCCAGGCCGCTCTGAAAATGGCCTACGGAGAGAAGGGCGTGCCAGCTCCCGTCTACCGTTCTCCCGCCGCCGGCAAGATGTACGATTCCGAGTCTCTGCTGTTGACGCTGGCCAAATGGTGCGGGATGTGGTCTTATGTCATCGATTAAGCCGCCATTGCACGAGGTGTTGCACTATCCGGAGGAATCGCGCAGGATGCTCATGCAGGGCTTCGCCGACGCTGTGGACCGCATCGCTGCGAACAACGGGCGCACCGACATCGAATTGTTCCAGGTCTGCCGTGCGCTCGGCGAGCCGAACGTGCCATCGCTGCTCAGCCTCAAAGATGAGGGGCTGCCGGTGTACCGTGTCGGCACCTGGCGCATCGACTGCCGCAGCTTCCGCAAATGGGCCACCAGCTACACGCCATACCGGCCGCAGACGAAACCACAAACCGCATATGAAGGTGAGCCACTGTTTTGAAACCGCAGATTCGTATCTCGCTCGGAGTCGAGGACCACGCCCTGCCGCAGCCCGGTGCGGCGGAGATAGGCCAGAACATCATCTGCCCGGACGGGCCGCGCATGGTCTGGTCAGACATCTCGAAGGCCGACTGGCCGATTGTCGCCGCGAAGCTGGAACAGATCGCGCTGCTGCTCAGGAGCAAGGCGAGATCGTGACGTGCATCAGGATGTTAAGCACTGCTGAGGCGTCCGAACGGTTGGGCGTCAGCCAGCGCACGCTGATCCGGTGGCGGCAGTCGGTCCCGATCATCGGACCTCCGCCCATCCGTATCGGCAACGCCATCCGGTACGCGGAACAGGACGTGAATTGTTGGATCCTCACGCAAAGGGAGAAAGGCAAGGCATGAGAAGACAGACGATAGACCCGCGCATCCGCGCGAAGGTCATAGCGACGTATGGAAACCGCTGCTGGTTGAACATGCCCGGCTGCTCCATCACCGCGACGGAGGACGACCACATCGTACCGTACAGCCACGGAGGCAGGGACACCGTGGCCAACATCCGCCGCGCGTGCAAGCATTGCAACGCGATGCGCCAGGACCGTGTGCTGTCCGGATACGGCGCGACATTGCACGCGGTCATCGGACCGCCACGCGCAGACTTCGGCATGGCCATGCAGTCCATGCTCCGCCGTGACAGCCTCGTGGAAGATCCCTTCTGCGGCAGCGGCACCCCCCTC